GTATACATGGTCATGGGTATAAAGCAGTGCCGCCCAAGCACATGATAGATGTTACAAGAGATATCTTGGAGCGTTCTCCTTTGAACTTAGCTAACATGAGGGAGACAATCGACACATCTCACGATGGCGCTAGGACTTTTGTTAAGTATACTTTGCCGGAGCATACCTATGAAACTGGTGACGGTGATACGGCAGCACTCAGCTTGTTATCTATCACATCCTTTGATGGTACATGGCCGTTTATGATTAGTGCAGCAGCTAATCAGTGGGCTTGTACTAATCAACAGGTCTTTGTTACTGGTGCTGTATCAATCTACAAAGCTAAACACACTCAGTCTTTAGACATAGACCACGGCGGTAGAGTTATTACCAAGTGCCTGTCAATCTTTGAAGAAGAGCGTGAGCTTTGGAAGGCATGGCAGAAGAAAGAACAGTCTGATCGTCAGGCATTCAATTGCTTTGCAGGAATGCTCAAAGCTGTCAAGGCTTTGGAACTTTCTGCTGAAGGACATCAGCCTGAAGATATCTTAAACAAGATGCCTCGCCGTAACACTAACCTAGAATACATGTGGAACAAGTGGAACTCTGTATATAGGAAGAGACTTGGCGCTAACTACTGGGCTGTCTACAATGCTATGACTGATTGGTCTACTCATGCAGGGACTGCTAGAGAATCTACTATGGCTAACATAGCTTCAGTCAAGAACCAGCGGCACGAAGCTATCCGGTCAGCCATAGTATCTAGTGGCAAGGCTGACATAAGGCGGGTTGCATGACGTTCATCCTTTTCGGACAGACGTTAACCTTTGAGTTCAGGAATGGTGTTGGTATTGATTTAGAATTTACCAGCACCAAACCTGTCTGGATCACAAGAGACAACTCAGAGTTTGAAGTCGCAGAGTTTGAGGGGATGGTCATTGGCCTCCCCTTTATCGTCATTAGTTTTGGCTTATGTTATTCAGTAGAGGATTGAAGATGTTAGAAGTTAATTTGTTAAGCTACAGCCAGGCCCCTCCGTATTTTGTTGACCCACCGGAGGGTATGAAGGCCAGCTTATTAGACCTGATAGCTTACTGTGCAAGAGTAAGTAACCCAGAAAACCAAGACAACAGGGAGACAAGCAAGAAACTTATAAAGTATTTAATTAAACACAAGCATTGGAGTCCACTGGAGATGGTCAGTGCTTGCGTGGAGGTTACAACTACGAGAGACATAGCGCGTCAAGCTCTACGTCATCGTAGCTTTAGCTTCCAAGAGTACAGCCAGAGGTATGCTAACCCAGTAGAAGAAAAGAGTTTTGAGTTTGTTCTACGAGAGGCGAGGCTTCAAGATCCTAAGAACAGGCAGAATAGTACGCCGTCTGAGGACTGTGAGCTTAATGCTAGCTGGCGATGGCATCAGGAAGAAGCTATCTCTGCTGCTAAGAGAGCATACAACTGGGCCATTAAGAATGGCATAGCTAAGGAGCAAGCAAGAGCAGTGCTACCGGAAGGTAATACCGTCACTCGTTTTTGCATGAACGGCACACTGCGTAGCTACATTCATTACATTGAATTGCGTAGTGAGAATGGAACTCAGAAGGAACATATGGATATGGCGCTGGCTGTAGGCAAAGTTATATCAAGTGTGTTTCCTTATGAGGGTTTAATTTAAAATAACTAGGAGGTAATATGAAAGAAAAAATAATAGATATGATTGCTAAACTAAAAGAAAAGCTATTAGATTCATGTGATGATGTATCACAGATGATGGAAGAAGGAAGCGAAGAATTAACAGAACGCTTTGGCTCTAAGACTTTCTTAATTTTTAAGGCTGTTCTTATGGTGTCTTCTTTTGCATGTGTAATTGCTTTAATTAGTTGGATCATATAGGTTGACGGGCATTCCCGTATTTGTTAAACTCAATTTTCATTTAAACTAAACCAAGAAGGTATTTATACAATGGCTATTTTACAAGGCGCTGCTTATTGGGCAGCAGTTACAACTCCTAACACAACTTTTGAACCTGTTTATTCTGTCAATCTTGTTGTTAATCAAGAGGTTGCTGATGATTTTCAGGCCCGTGGTTTCAACATCAAGACTATGGATGAAGGCCCGGCTATCGTCATTAAACGTAAAGTCAACGGCCCTAACGGTATGATAAGACAGGCTCCTAAGTTGGTAGACAGACACAAGAATCCTCTAGATGCTAGAGTAGGTAACGGTTCAAGTGTCAGGGTACAGTATAAGGAGTGGGAATCTACTTGGAAAGGACAAGTCTTTAAAGGCTTAGACTTCCAAGCAATGCAGGTTGTTGATCTTGTAGAGGTTGGCACTGCTGACGGTGCTGAGTTTGATGACATCGACACTGATATGGAGGATGAACTATAGCATGAATAGTGTGGAGATAGATGGTGTTACACACGATGTCTCCTTGTTTTCACAGGAGGGGCAGCAGATATTTGCTGTCCTTCTTGAGAACAACAAGAGATTACAAGAAGCTGAGGTAGCAGTTGCTATCTATAAGGCTTCGGCAATTACTTTGATTGAAAGGATAAAGAAAGAAGCAGTAGAACGGTACAAGGAAGAACCTACGTCTTTAGGAGCAGCACTTGCTTCGGACTATTAACTCTGCCAAATAAATAAAGGAACAGTTATGGCATTCGTAAAATTACATTTACCCTGTACGCTATGTTCATCAAGCGATGCAGCCGGTCTTAATGAAGACGGCTCCGCTTTTTGTTTTAGTTGTAGAGGATACATTAGAGATTATTACGGAGGAGTAGAAGAAGAAACGATTGTACAAGAAACTGAGTTTGACATTCATAGAAGGAATAAAAAGATGGAAGACTTTGATCAGCCATCCACTCAATCATCAACAGGTTTTATAGAACTCACTGATCGTAAGATTAGTTTAGCAACCTCTAAGAAATATGGAGTTAGAGCAACAGTAATAAATGATGAGATAGTTAATCACCATTATCCTTACTACAATGGGCATGAGCTAACAGCAACCAAAGTTCGCAGGAGGAACAAAGAGTTTGGTTGGACAGGCAACTCAAAAGAATCAGGACTCTTTGGCGAGAATCTCTTTAGGGCTGGAGGTAAATTCATTACACTGACAGAAGGTGAGTGTGATGCTATGGCAGCTTATGAGCTGATGGGTAGCAAGTGGCCTGTAGTCTCAGTTAAGTCAGGAGCAACAGGAGGAATTGGAGATGTTAAAGCTAACTTAGAATATCTTGAATCTTTTGAAGCTGTTGTCATTAACTTTGACAATGACAAGCCGGGTAAAGAAGCAGCAGTAGAGATAGCTAAACTCCTGACCCCAGGAAAAGCTAAGATTATGACACTGCCTGTGGATTTCAAAGATGCTAATGATATGCTACGTCAAGGTCGGCACTCAGCATATGTTAGTTGTTTCTGGGAATCAAAAATCTATACACCTTCTGGTGTACTTAATCTTTCTGAGCAGTTCGCTGCTTACCAAGAGCTACGCAACAACAAGGTAGAAGCTATACCTTATCCTTGGTTCGGGCTTAATCAAAAGCTAGAAGGCATGAGGGCAGGAGAGTTAGTCACTCTTACTGGAGGCACAGGCTTAGGTAAGTCATCTGTCACCAGAGAGATTGAGCATTGGTTGATAAACCAGACCGATGATAACGTAGGTGTTATAGCTCTAGAAGAAAGCTGGTCGAGAACAGCGGAAGGTATCATGGCTGTTGAAGCTAACGCTAAGTTGCACCTTGATAGCGTTAAGGCTAAGTTTACTGATGATGAATTAGATGAATATTTTAAACGTGTCTTTATGGGAGACAACGAGAACCGTGTATGGATACATGCTCACCACGGTGTAAATAATGTTGACGATATCTTTAGTAAGCTACGTTATATGATCATAGGTCTAGATTGTAAATGGATTGTAGTTGATCATCTACACATGCTGGTTTTATCTACATTAGAATCTGATGAGCGTAAAGCTATTGACGGCATTATGCACCGGCTCAGAACTTTAGTAGAAGAAACAGGGTGCGGTATGATTCTTGTCTCACACTTGCGTAGGGTTGATGGCAACCGTGGACATGAGAATGGTATAGAGACAGGGCTTAATCACTTGCGAGGCAGTCAAAGTATTGCTCAACTTAGTGATTGTGTTATAGCTCTTGAACGTAACCAACAATCTGATGATGATCTAGAAGCTTCTACTACTAAAGTGCGTGTCCTTAAATCTAGATACACTGGAGATGTAGGTGTAGCTACTCACTTGCTTTATGATCAGGAGACAGGTAGGCTTAGAGAAACGCACCTCGCAGATCCAGATGAGTTTACCGGAGATGAGTTATGAGTAACCTAGTGTTTGACATCGAAGCTGATGGCCTTACTCCAACTAAAATACATTGTATAGTTGCTATGGATGTAGACACTAAGGATGTGTTTACGTTTGACAACACCCAGTTGGATGAAGGTTATAACATGTTGAAATCTGCAACCAAACTGATTGGTCATAACATCATTGGCTATGACATCCCTGTAGTTGAGAGACTAGGACACATAGACCTTTCTGATAAGAAGGTTGTTGATACGCTAGTGTTGTCTCGTTTGTTTAAGCCTACCCGTGAAGGTAACCACGGCCTAGAAGGTTGGGGCTACAGGCTGGGCTTTAAGAAAGGAGACTTTGGTGAACAGGAACAAGCGTGGGAATATTATACTCCTAAGATGTTAGAGTATTGTAAGCGTGATGTTGTACTAAACCATAAAGTTTATAATGCTTTGAAGCATGAGAGCAAAGGGTTTACTCCTGCATCTGTAAGGATAGAACATCAGACCGCTAAGATTGTAGACCAGCAGCGTAACACTGGGTTTCTTTTAGACATTAAGAAATCCATGAGTCTTGTTGCTATGTTTGAAACCAAGCTTTATGAACTGGAAGAAGAAGTACAAAAGGAATTCCAGGCTACCGTAGAGAAACAGATACTAACTCATAGCTATACGTCTACTGGAAAGGTAGCTAAGATTGCAAAGGATCAACACGGTAAAGGAGTAAGGCTGACAGATAAAGAGTATGAGAAGTTTATAATGTATCAAAACCCTAAGCCTATTATCCGCAACACTTTAACTGAATTTAACTTAGGCTCTAGGAAACAGATAGGTGAATATCTAATCCGATCTGGCTGGAAACCTAAGAAGTTCACGCCTACCGGACAACCTATGGTAGATGAATCAATACTCAAGAAAGTTAAAGGTATACCTCAAGCTGCCTTGATCGCTAATTATCTGATGATTCAAAAGCGTTTGGCACAGGTCAGAAGCTGGCTTAAAGAACTGAACGAGGACACCGGCAGGGTACATGGTTACGTTAATCCTAATGGTGCAGTGACCGGACGCATGACTCACTCCCATCCTAACATGGCACAGATTCCTAGCAGTAGTTC